GAAGATGTAGGGGTGTGTGTCGAAGCGATGCCGCCCGGAATGGGCGACGTTGCGTCAAACACCGGGAACAGAGTGCTCAGGTTCGGAATGAGATTGAGCGCGGATGCAAGGGGGCCGCCGAGCTTGAATCGTTCTGTGAAGCTCCAGTTCGATTGCATCGACGCCGGCACGCCGGCCGCAGTCATCACCGTATCGGTGCCAATGTTCTTGTACGACACCATGGCTTCGACGGCTTTCCATGACGTGCCGTCACCCCACATGTAACCGCCGGTAAGACCGACTGCGGCGCCGACAGCGAACGTCCCGCCGAGCCCCGACAAGATTCCGCCCGACGTGGTTGTCGCGCCGGAAACGTCGATTTTCTGGTTTTCCGCGAAGGTGTGCAGGCCGTAGTACATGCCTGCGCCGTTGTACGTGAGTAGGATGCGTTGCTTCGGCGGTGCTTTCAGCGGCACAAGGTCGGCCGCCATCGCCGGCAGCGTGAACAACGCAAGGGCTGCAATCAAAAAGGTTCGTTTCATCTGTGAAGCTCCTGTTGTTGGAAGAGGCAGGAGCGTACACCCGGACGGCGTGTCTTTTACGTCACACAGGGGGTTTAATTGACGGGCGCGAAACACACAATTCCGCCCCACCAAAAATGCGCCGCCAGGAAGCCCGTCAGTACGCCAGCAACCCACGGGAACGGCGGCCACTTTTTGCTCACGGTCCAGACCCACCGCGAAAGCGTCGGCGTGTTGCGGTAAAGCGCCAGCCCCTCAAACAGCGCGAAGCTCGCGACAACCACGAAAAGCCAGATCGCCCACAGCGCCATTGCCTACCCCGTTAGTTAAGAAAAAGCGGTGCGTTGCTCTCGCTCAGGGCGAATGGAAAGCCCACGGACTACCCACTTCCGCGCGCGCCGGCCTCAAGGTCAGAGGAACCGTCCGGTGACTACCGCGATTTCTGCGTCACCGATTTGTTGCGGGTAGCTGCTGGTCCTAACGGCTTTCGCCTCCCAGGCCGTCGCACCTAACTATGCGTTCGTCACCCCGTCTTGATGCGGAACGCCTGCCCGGTGAACTGGCCTTTCGTTCCGTCTTTGGCATCCACGTTTGCCGTGTACTTGCCCGCCAGATCCTTGTTGCTCGGGTCCATGCCGGCATAAAGACTGGCGAGCTGCTTTCGGTAAACGTTGGCGATGTGCTTACCTACTGCTTTTGGGCGTCCGTACAAAAGCGGACGAAATGCTTTGCCATCTTTGTCCGTTCCGGCGACAAGGCCGGCGAACAGCGCGGCGGCTTCCGGGTCCGTGACTTCGCGAAAGCCATTGTTATTTGCAACTGCAATTTCCCGAGGGATGCTGTTGATGATGCGGAATTCGAAGTCCGCAAATTTTTTCTTGATGCTGTCGGGGATGAACAGACTAAGCGGTCGATCGAGTGTCAGGTTTTTGATGATCGCATCAATGTCCAGAGCTTCCTTGAACGGCGATGCGCTCGCCATGGCGTCGCCGGCCGTCTGCGGCTCCGGTATGGATGCCGGCGGGTTCGGCTTCAGCGCGTCGGGGAGCCCTTGGAATGGGTTGTCGGGGGTGTCGTTCATGGTGTTGACTCCAACGGCGTCCACGAGTGAATGTCTTTCATCGCGAACATTCTAAGTGCGCCATCACGGTCTAAGGCGCGCGCCCGTAAGAACCACTGGTCACCTTCGTGCCAGTCGTTCTTTCCATAGTGAATTGAGATTGGAACGACGCGCCGTTTTTCGCGAACACCTTTATGGTTCGTGTAGTCGATCGTTACCTCGTTTGGTCGGTTCGCCATGTCACTTCTTTCCCTTGGCGCGCTGGTGCTGAGCGTACTGCGCTTCCAGCGCCTTGGCGACGTACTTTTCGCGCCCTTCCTTGGTCTTCGGGGCGAACTTGTCCGCCGTGCGGTTGATTTCCTTTTGAATGTCAGCGGGGGCGTCGGACATTTTCACCCACGGTCCTGACGTGCGACGGCTGCGCGTGCCCGTCGTATCGCCGTCCGCCGGGCCGTCGCTGACGCGTTTCTTTGGGGGCTTCGGCGGGTCTTCCTCGCCTTCGCCCTCTTCCTCGCCTTCGCCCTCTTCCTCGCCTTCCTTTGCAGCCGGGGTGGCGGGCTTGAACTCTTCGTCAACGGCCTTGACCAGTGCCGCCGCGAACTCGGCAGCCGTGCCGAATTTCTTCGGGTTCATGGTTTTGCCAAGTTCGATCGTACGGCCGGATTTCTTCGGGTCCGTACCGAACCACGGCAGCTTATCCAGCTCGGCGCGTATTTCCGCGTCGCCGTACGGCGGTGCCTTCGGTGCGGTGGCGCTGCTGAGTTTGGCGATTTCGTCTGCTGCCTTACGCGCGGCTTCCGTGTCGCCATCGGTTACGGCCTTATCAAGCTGCGTTTGCAAGCCGGCGCGAGCGTGCTCCAGCAGCATTACGTTCAAGTCTGCCATTGATGTTATCCCTTCAGCGTCACGCGCTCGCGCGGCTTGCCGCCGAACTCTTTTGCCGGGGCTACAACGGGCTTCGTTTCTTCGTCGTCATCCCATGCCAAGGTTGCCGGGTCCGGCATCTTATCGGATGGCGCAATGCCGATGATATCCTGAAAGCTGGACAAATAGCGCCAATTGCCGTTGCCGACAACCTTGCCGCCCATCGTCTGCGTCCCGGCGTATGGGCGAAATATAACCCAGTCGCCGGCCTTCACGTCTTGCTTTGCAATGTCGCCGCTGCCGTCTTTGTACGTAAAAGCAAGCGGCCCCATAGCGACAACGCGACCAACCATGACGTTATGCTGCGCCATGTCGCGGTACAAGGCCGGGACTTCGATGCTGCCAATCATTTTCGGCGGTCGCGGCAATTGAACGATAACCATGTCCCGCGTCGGCTGTACGTGCTCATGCGGGATGGCGAAGTCATGTACGCCTATGTTGCTCATTCATTTCCCTGCTGGCGTTGGTAAAAACTTCAATGATCTTTTCCGGCGGCTGCGCCATTAGCAGTTTAATAATTTCATTGTACGCCGCCGCCCGCCCCTGCGTTATCGGGTCCACCGGCTGCCCCGCCAAGTACGTCTCCACCAGCGTCGCTCGGCGAAACTGCAGGTACGCTACTAGCGTCCTGGTTTCCGGGCTGTCGAGCCATTCCGTCAAGGACGCCGTTTGCACTGCTTGCACCTTCCATCAACTGCTGTACGGCTTGTTCTAGTTGAGCCATTTGCAGTAACGCAGCGCGATTGTCAAGCATGCCGCCGCTCGCGTCAACCATGTTTTTCAACGCCTGCGTAAGCTGTACGGCAACCGCGCCTGTAATTTTGATTTTGTCGAGTTGCAGCTTGCCCATGCCAATCATGCCCTTCATCTTTTCGTCGGGCGTGGCTTGCGGCTGTTGCGGCGGTGCAACCAGCTTTTCAGGATCGGGCAGCCGCATGATTTGGCAGAAACGTAACGCGGCTTCCTGAATTGCGAAAACCGGACCTTTCATGCTCAGTTCAATCATTTGCAGGTACAGGGCGCCTAACGCGCTGCGCTGCATTTCAGTGGCCAGTGCCGGGTCGGCCGTGACCGCTACGCCTTCTTTGCTGGATGCTGACACGCCATCGGGCAGCATGTCGTACGCGTCTGCCATCTGCACGAACATGCGGAACTCTTGCGTCATGGACGACACAAGCCGCCGGTGTACGGCAGACTGTACCTGCGTTCCGCTGTCGATGATGCCTTTCGCCATGGTGGCGGTCATGGACGCGGGCGCGTTTTCCAGCAGGTTCAGCGTGCCGGCCAGACGATCGCCTAGCGTCATTATTTTTTCGAGTACCGACACGGAGCCCGGCGACACAGATTTGACCGGAAACGGTGAGAACTTGTTGGCGAGCGGAGCGCCGTCCGTGTTGACTGTCGCGATGCGGTTGTTTTTCAGTTCGATCTTGTCAGGCAGACCGAAGCCGCCGCCGGCAAATACGCCGCCGTTTTCGCTTTCGCTTTTAGCCGTGTCCACGATTGAGCCTAGAAGTCGATCGGCGGAGCTTTCGGCGCGGTCTAGCAGCTTGCCGAACCCCATCGGAAAGAAACCGCCTTTCGGGTCCGGCAGGAAGCGGTACGGATAGAACCGGCGAATCGGATTGAAAAACAGGACTTCGGCCGTG